GAGAATGATCATGGGTGGAGGCGGAGCTATAATACTTGCCTTGATCATGAACATGATACAATGAATCTAAGTCGTAATTTTACCCTTCAAGAATTAATTAAATCTGATACTGCAATCAGGTTAGATATCAATAACAATCCAAACTCGGGCCAGATAGAAAAACTAAAAGCACTTTGTGAAAATATTTTACAGCCGGTACGGGATCATTTTGGCAGGGTCAAGGTAACAAGCGGTTTTCGTAGCGAACAGTTGTGTATTAAGATAGGTAGCTCTGTAAATTCACAGCATGCCAAAGCCGAGGCGGCTGATTTCGAATGTATGGGCACAGACAATGCAGAACTAGCTGACTGGATTCATCAAAACCTAGAATATGATCAGCTTATACTTGAGTTCTATACTCCTGGTGAGCCTAACAGCGGATGGATACATTGTAGCTATACTAATGATCAACCAAGAAAACAATTTTTACACGCGTACAAATCAGAGGGAAAAACAAAATACAAACCTGTAATTGGAAAAGCTAAAGACTTAACTTAGATCCAGTCTTTTAATTCTTCACCCATGACTTCAGATGCGATATTTATTTTATCTCTTAAAGCCTTCACAATCTTCTCGTCGACGGTGTCTTCGCAAATCAGATCAACATAGGTTACTGTTTTCTTTTGCCCTATTCTGTGTGCTCTGTCTTCTGACTGCAATCTCTTTTCTAGGTCATAACCATTAGAATAATAGATTACAGTATTAGCTTGTGTAAGTGTGATACCATAACCGCCTGTTTGCGGTGTGCCAATTAAGAATCTACAATTAGAATTATTTTGAAACTTACGAATATTATCTTGTCTATCTTCTTGTGGTGTCAATCCATAGTAGTCAACTATAGATCCTTTGCCGTACTTCTTTTCTATGTGTTCTATAATCTGTGCAACATCTCTTTGATAGTTAGCCCAGATAATCGCTTTGCCTTCTGTCTCTTCAAGTATAGACATTAATTCATTTAATCTATTGCTTTCTACTTCTTGAACAGAACCATCATCAGCTGTAAAGTGACCACATGTGATTTGATGTAGACGCATTAACTGTGTCAACACAGTCATTGTAGTTGTGACTTTACCATTCAATACAGCCATAGCTGCTTTCTTCATCTGTTCGTAAATCTTTTTTTGTGCAGGTGTCAATGTGATATGACGTTTGATAAAGTTCTTTGGTGGTAGGTCCAGGCAATCTTCTTTTAATACTCTGTACGAAAAGTTTTTTACTGTCTCTGATAACTCACCAAGATTCTTAAACTCACTAACAACTTGTATAGATCGACCACGTAGATGCATGGTCTTCATCTCTGCGTATCGATTACGAAACGCGTAGTATGATGTAAAGTCCAATAACCACGGATCAA